AATTCAAACGCACCTAGATTCAACGGAGCAACATCCAACCCTAATGATGTATAAAGTTCTGTAAAGTTAGCATTAATTTTTTGGAACGCTGACCTTAGACTGTCACCTGATCTATCGTTAGGTGTTGCGCCTACATTGATATTTTGTTTTGCCATTTATCGCTCCATTATAATGCTGCTATTCTTATCTGGAAATCTGCAAAGTCTGTACTTGATGCCACAATAGATTTTAATTGACTTACGCTGATATAACCGTTGATTAATCCTACTACTGAAATGTCACCTTCTACAGTTATGTTGGTGTTAAAAATAACTGGCGGTTCAAATACCAGTGCAGAAGAATCATCTGTGTCAATGACATTGCTAACAAACAATGTTCTATTAGTTCCGTTGCCTATATAAATGTCACCGCTAGTGCCTCCGCTGGTACCGCCACCTAAATATATAGATGCACCTGCAGCACCTATAATTTGTGCTCCAGCAGTACCGCCAATGATTACACCCCCAACTGTCATACTAATGCTGTTTCCGCCGTCGAATGAATTGATAGGTCCTGTGATTTGACCTAATGTAGCATTAACTAAAACAGATGAATCCTCACCATAAACATTACCTACTAGATAAGAAACGTTAACTTCTAGGCTGTCGTTGCTAGGATTAGTTATTAATACAACTCCCTCGCCTGGCACAAATGTAAATGTATCTGAATCATTGTCTGCTTGTATGGGATTAGGATTTCCTGATACTGCAAAATTTTGAAAACCAAATCTAGTATTTGTAACAGTCACTGATCCTGTAGAACCAGAAACGCTTATACCAGATCCTGCAGTAAGACCAGTAACGCCAGTGTTGGTAAGGGTCACTGATCCGTTGGGTGCGCTAACAGATATTCCTGTACTACCTGCTAGTCCTGTAACACCAGTGTTAGTAATAGTAACAGTGTCAGTGAGTTCAGTGGTAGTGATATCTATGCCAGTACCATTGGCAAATGTCAATATGTCTTGTGCCCCATCAGCCACTAAAGTACTTTGTCCTGATACAGCCACATCTCTAAATACGTTTTGATTAATGTTAGGAGCAGCGTTAACTATCTCATAAGTTCCTGGACTAGGATTATTAATTGTTATACCAGAACCACCAAAAGTAGTAACTGCCAATACTCCAGTATTGGCGATAGAATAATTTGATTTAGTACCAGTAATAGAAATACCAGAACCAGAACTAAGATCTAATACACCATCATTAGATACAGTTTTAGTGCCTGTGCCCGATACTAACATACCGCTACCAGGGACAATGTCAATTATACCACCGTTGCTGATAGTGAGTGTATCAGTGCTGTCGTTAGTAGTAATCGTAATTCCAGAACCTGCTGCTACATTTAATATGTCTGAACCGCCTGATTCAGCAACAAGATTGTTTTGTCCTGCTACTGCAATTTCTCTAAAATATTCAGAATCAACATTGTTACCGTTTATAGTTGTGCCTGCTGGAAGATTTACTGCACTACCAGTAGCAGTGATAACAGCATTGCCAAGATAGATGCTGTTACCGCTGAGATAAAGATCGTTCCAACGTTTACTGACAGATCCGAGATCATAGATTTCTGTGCTTCTTGGTATTAGACTAGTACCAAGATCAGTAAGGTCAACAACGGCTCCAGGCCCTCCAGCAACAGTTAGATAAAGTTCTGTAAAGTTGTTATTGATAGCCTGGAAGGCTTCTTCTACGGTACTCCATACAATTGGAGGACTGCCTGAATTGATTATTTGTTTTGCCATTATGTTCTTCCTACGGCCACTTCAATAGTGCCAATGTGATCTGAATCATAGTCCACTAATGCTTTACCTATGATCGTTCCAGCGCGAGCCTCGCCGCTTGCTGAAACACCAACTCCTGGAATTCCTGAAGTGATAATTAGGTCTCCCTTTTTAATTTTTCCTACAACTCGAGCAGGAACACGCCCCTGTAATGCTATAAGGACTTTGTTTCCTTGGCAGCCTTCATTCATGATGAATGCAGCATGTTCTGACACAACGCCTGCTACACGATGATCTCCACGAATAGTTCCAGTAGTAACTTCTCGATCTCCTCCAAAAATTAACACTGTTCCAACTTCGTAGATCTTATCACCTTCGTAATATTCGGCTAAGTCTGCATATGTGGCCTGCCATTTACTTCCAGCACCTAAGCGCCAGTCGCCAGTAATATTACCTACAGTAGAAGTACCACCAGTAGTCAATGTTGTAGCAGTCACAGATGAACAGATAATAGGAGCATTACTTAGACCATTTTGTGTACGGAAGGTATGACCGTCGTTGTCGTAGAAGTTTCTCTTGTCAGCAGCCAGTGAACCGTCACCGATCAATATACCTACTTGACTTAAGAAACCGTGAATCTGAGTGTATCCACCAGTAGCACTGCTTGTGGTATCTAATGCTATCTTAGTATCAACTAACAGTCTTTCAACACTGACATTTCTAGCGCCAAAGTCTCCGTTGCTGTCACGCTTGACCAGTGTGCTAACCACATTGGCTGAAGATTCATCTACTACAGTATAATCTGTGTCTTGAGTAGTAGTGAAACCAATTCTGCGTAGATAACCAGTGCCTGTATTGTACTGTGATTTCTTAACGGCACCACCATCATTAACCACGGTGCTAAATGCTACGGCTGTTGGATCAGCAGTGGCCAACGATGAATTACCAACTACAGTTTTAGTAGCAACCTGTGCCAGTTTATCTAAAGTCAGTCCATTATTTTTAACAGTGATCCAGCCATTTGTGGCAGTGAATTGTGCATCATCAAAACTAGATAAACCTCTATCTGCCTGTGCAATACCAGTAGCATTAACTCTGGTAGTAGCAGAATTCATAGAAAGTTTACTTTGAACTATGGCTGCTGCTGCATTAATGTCAGTATTGGTTATTACTCCAGGGACAATCTGTGCATCTACAGTATTAGCAGTACTATCAATGTTAAAACTGATATCTCCAATTACTGTGGAGTTTTGTACAATATTACCAGCACCTGTGAATGTTAATATATCTGCAGATTCTACATCGTTTAAACTAGCATCTTGGAAGTTTGCAAACGTCATACTTCTTAGATTAATTGCATCTTTAGGATTAGTTGCATCACCTACATTGGTAATTTTGAAATCACCAAGGTCCATGTTGGCCTTCATAGACAACTGACCATCTAAACTCATAAAGCCGCCTGATATAGACGGAATTAAAGTAGTATTTGGTACTATAGCCCCAGTGTGTGAGATACCTAATCGCCTTTCTATATAAGTTCTAGTGGCGTTCTCTGTTGGTACACTATCAGTGGCATTGTCAGACATTCCAGAATCAGTAGAGAATTCACTGATAGGAACTCCTCGTTTGAAACCTAGGCCATCTAGATTGCTCAACGCAATAGAAGCAGCAAAAGTAACTGTACCAGTACCTTGGTCAACTCTAAAATATGGACCTACTGAGAAGTTACCAAATTGGTCAGTAGTCACATAGAATACACGACCTACTCCACGTTCTTGTACTTCTTGACCAGGGTTATATGCGTTAACTGGTGGTCCAAATATTTCATTTGGATAGTTTGTGTCAGCATATGAACCAGTACCGATGTCTAATAAATCATGAGATGTAACCCTTGTCAAACCAATACGTATGGTTAGTGTACCAGGTTCATTTTTAGGCACGGCGGATTTAAGAGAAGGTAATGCGGTGAAATAAATCACATCATCAACTAACGGTAGATCTAAAGTGATCGTAGCATAGGCCTGACCAGTAATATTTTCGTCGTTATAGGCTACGATTTCGTATTCGATACCCTTCCAAACTAACAGTGTATTAAGAACTCTTTCTTTTTCATCGCCGCCTAATGGTACGACAGCAAAAGTATCATCACCAACTCTACCTATGATCTTACCAACACTGTGAGTACCGCTCTGTGAACCAGTGGTATCTACAGCCACTGAACCTGAAATGGATTCTCTGGTAATAGTAAATGTATCAGGGCCTAATACAGTTTTAACAAAATAATGGGCACCGGAAATGACTCCGGATGGTAATGCACCATTTGTTTCAAACTTTATTACATCATTGGCCACAAATCCATGACTAGTTAACGTTACCACAGCCGGACTGGCGATTGATATGGTACAGATCTGTGATCCGCTTACATATGGCTGCGATGGCCAAATAGATAAATCGACGTAGTTATAATTTTCACGTAGTGTGGTTCTTGCTAGACCTTCTACAAAATAACTGTGTACTCCGGATTGTGTTCCTGAAGTACTGATAGGAGTACCGCGCTTGACATCAGATATTCTAAAACTGTTAGCAGTAAATCCATCTGCTAGAACATAATAGATATCAACTTGATTAACACCTGTTGGTAAAGATCCTGTAGTAACTAAACTGATTTGATAATCTGGTTGTAGTCCATGAGACGCTCTAGTAATTACTGCAGGGCTGCCGATATTGATCGTAAATGTTCTTGAACCGGCAGGGTCTTGATACTCATCAAATTGTAAAATACGATAAACAGTAGGCGATTCTCTTAAGACCATACCAGTGGACGGTCTAACAGCAACGTCTACAACATCACCAGTTAATACTGTTTGTGTTCCTTGACGAATAGTTACTAGAGTTCCATCGGGAATAACAGCGACCAATCCCTCAACACCTGCACCTTCAGAACTTTGTAAACTTAGTTTACAAACTCCTACAGGTAAATCACCGCCTGTTTCTGCAGTAGCGATAGGATATCTATATATAGAACCTAGACCGTGGTCAACTTCAACTTCTCCTCGATCCAATGGATCATATGAAAAATTGTTAACGTAAAGAATTAGTCCTTTAAGCGCATTAAAATAAGTGGGACTTGGAGCATATACTGTTGCACCTTGTGCCAGTTCGTGATATATTGTTATCGGGGTTGGAACTTCTAACGGATCTGCACCTTCAGCGACCAAAGCAAAATTACCGTGCGCACTAGATCCACCTACTGATCTAATCTGACCACCGTTTACTGCATAATAAGAAATATGGCAGTAGTAGGTAAACATTGAAACTTCTTCAGCCAAGCCACCGTTGGTAGTAACAACTCCGTATCCTAGATCATTAATTTGTGTGAAGTCATTACCTAGCATACTTCTGTTACCAGGCATTAACACTTCGTAAATATTAGCATTTGCATCTACAAAATCTATAACACCATTTTGGATGTCAAGTTTTTCTGCCAATAAAGTAGTTCTAGCAGTTTTCAATGATGTTGAATATGCATAGGCATTGAGATCTGGTAACACCTCTGTTGCAGCCACAGAAACACCATTAACTAAAACATAACTGATTTCTGCAAACAATACTTCTACTTCATTCTGTATGGTTACATCACTGGCTGTGCCTGTAATTCTCGGAGTCGCACTGTAGGACACAGCAGGTGGTAAATTTAATATTACCTGCTTAATTAGATATCTTGCATAATTGAGTGCTGCTGCTGTTTGTGTTTGTTCGCCTGCAGGAATTTGTAATGAAACTGCAGAACCTACTCCGTCCCAGTATCTAATACCTTCTAATCTAGTTTGACTATTTCCACCATAAGTTATATCATATATCAATGCTTCGATATGATATGCTAAATTGGTTCTAAATCTATCTTGTTCATAGGTATAGGTAGTACTAAATGGCGGAGTATTAGATGAAACCTGCGAGGCTATCCAGCCTACAGTTTCGTCAACAACATAATCTATGTTTGGAATTAACAGTGCTTTGGCATTGATACGATTAGACGGCAATCCCGGTGGGTTGGTAAAAGTTAATCCCGGAGCAAAAGTTACACCATTTCGTATAATATTATCTAAAACCAATTGGCTAGTTTCAGCGACCGATTGAGCCGCAGGATAACCAGATAATACTTCTACGGCTAGATCGTGTGCTAATGAAATGGCTCTGGCTGTGAGTTCAAGTTGATCATCGATAACTACCTGTGCATTGGCCTGTCGATAAGTTAGACCTGATTTTCTTTGATTGTAGTTTGTACCAAAAACTATATCATTACCTAAACCTTCTATAATAAATCCAACATCTCGGAAGCATATTGATTCATCATAAGAGAAAACCCCAAACGGCCAAGGAGTGGCTTCATCTAATACAAATGATGCTGTAGAACCTGTTACACTAAATGTATAATCTCTTACATAATTAATTCGATAAACTGTGTCTGCCACAATGAACGATGCTGGTAATTGAGGGAATCTATCTAATCCTGCAACATATAAGAAACTGTTATCTTCTACAGTGCCAGTACCAGATGTTAATACGCCGTTGTATCTAAACACTGTGCCTATATTATTATCAGTGGCACCTATTGTAGTAAAGTCGGTAGTGCCTACAGTCTTGATAGTGTATTGACGACCGGAGATCATTCCTGATACTCCGAGTTCTCTTTTTCCTAGCAATTCAAATTTTATGTTACCAGTAAAACCGTCAATGAATTGTCCACCAGCAAATGTCTGTCTACCAGTACTCTTAGAGAACGATGCGCACTCTTGTGCATACGGAGACTTGGCAAGAATTTGTCCCGCAGGATCCAATACCATAAAGAATCCGCCATGACCTTGGCAGGTGATAGCCTGGAATCTCACAGAATCGTTACATAGGAACACATCCATTTGGTCGTTGTTCTTAGGAGTGTTTACACTGCCTAGACCAGGACCAGATTCATCTATAACATCAATGATAACGTTGATTAATGCACCAATCACGCCGCCATTGTTATAAGCAGTACCACCGGTAGTATAAGAACTAAAGTTAGTTCCGTCAACGCCGTCAGTTAGTCCCGAATCATTATACAATCTAAATGCGTTGGGACTTAGTACAGAAACAAAATAATCATTACCGTTAATCTCAGTCATTCCACCAACATCGTCGATAATGATATTATCTCCGTTGATCAATCCGTGTCCAACCGCTGTTGTAATTACAACAGGATCGGCTAATGCTGCTCCGTTAATATTAAACGATGTTCCACCTACACCAGTTTCTGCAATGTAAGCACCGTCAACAATCTGAGGGAATGTCTGTTGATATCTTTCTGTAATTTCAACATTTCGAATCACTGCCTGTGCCAATACACCTAATCTGCGTATGGCTGCTTTGGTTTCATCTAATTGAGCGCCAATGGCTATCAAACCACTGGCGTTAGAATAATATTTTAGCGCAGCACTAACTGTTCGATCTGAACTACCGTAGCGAAGATCAAACACCATGGCATCTATTAGTAGTCCAACGTCTCTTTCACATGTAGAAGAAGAATAGGTAAATGAACTAGTGAACGGAGCAATATTATTTGTGACTTGATTTTGGATCCAACCTACTACTTCTTTTTGTAAGAAGAATCTATTCAATACTAATAGTTGTGCTGCTGATCTATAAAATCCTTTGTTATTGATCAAAGGATAAACTGCCTGAGAAGAATCAGTTAGATAGTGCCAACCAAATAATCTGTCTGCGATAGTGATCTGATCAATACCTGCTTCACCTATAGTAAGGTCTCTGCGGAATTTTAAAAACGCCCAGGGACTAGAACTTATGCCGGGTTTGGGTCTTATAATGCATCTTCTAAATTCGTCTCCAACAATGGAAGTATTAATAGGCACTCGTAAAGGCAAGTTCTCATAGTATATGCCGCTTTCGACTAAAACAGTAATGTGCGTGTCTTTGGCCACATCTCCGTAGGCAATAACTTCTCCTATTTCGAATGATCCGTATTTGATATCAACGTCAAAAATCTCTCTACCACCACTGTCTAGTTCTCCGCTGTGAGAAAGTATCTGAGCCAATGCTCCGGAAGTTTCGCCACGAAGATACAGACCTTCTCTAAGATCCCTAGTTCTAACTGCTTCAGGTGTGCTGGTTAATACATCTCCTGTGAAGTCTGTTCTCTGTCCTTCAGTTTTAAGATAAAATCTAGGCAAACTAACCTGTACCACAGGTAAAGTTACGAACCCGGAACCTTGGTCAGTAATGGTAATACTTTGTACTACTCCACCACTTACGTCAGCAGTGCCAAAAGATCCACTACCGCCACCGCCTACAATTCGAACAGATACAAGTCCGTATCCGCTACCACCGGATATTACCTGAACATTGTTTACTTTGTAAGTGACATTAAACTTTACTCTATCAGCAAGATCGGGATGGGGTATCGCACTGTCGCTGGTAGTATCAACTGATGTTGATCCTGGCAGTACTGTATAAACACCAGAACTTAATTGTCTAACTGTTAATACGCCACCGGGAGTATCTGTAGTTGATAATACTTCATATCTAGCAGGTTCGACAAATGTGCCTCCTGCTAGGGTAATAGTATCTCCGGGCAAGTAGTTAACACCAGTATAACTGACCTCTATGGTGTCCACACTCATTAATACTTGACCGCTGAAACCTGCTCCAGCACTAGGAGCGTCATCTATAAGTTCTAGTGTACACTCACTAACACCATTGTTATAAGTTAATATTTTCTTATAAGGTCCAATTTCTAATCTTGATTCGAGCATGATTTCTTCTGCTCGTTTTAGGGCGGCTTCTAGGCTTCTATAAGCGTAGGCCAATGCTCGACCTTGTATCTCCGGTGATACACCAATTCTTTCATCTTCTCCGCTGGTAGCAACATATAAGTTAACTGAACTACCAAACGCAGCATTATCCACATATCTTTTAGTGGCAGCAATTAATCCGTCGTAAACATTGTCGTCATCGGGCAAAGGATCACGTGCTAGAATAAGCGGACCAGTCATTACACCAAATGAAGTGTCATTTAGACCAGTTCTAGGATCTATAGCATTAGTTCCTGCCTTGCTGATCTTAGTATCAACGTATCCTTTGCTAGTTGCTTCGTGTTCGTATACGGGTAATAACGGCGATACATTTGTACCTAAGTCTACTATTCTATGTTGTTGACCGCCTGACCTAGCACTGAGATCTCCGCCTAGTTGAGGACTGGAATCACCTACTACCTGTGAAAATTCAGAACTAATAGTTATTTCATTGGGGTTAGTGGTAAAGTCTAAAGCAATACCAGAACCGGCCATTATTTTCTTAAATTGTATTCCGTTGGCTGTATTATTAACAGTTAAGACAGGAGTATTGCCTGTGGCAGGATCATTCTGTCCCGAATAAGAAATCGGAGTATCGTCTAAGCCAATAAAGGTAAGTTTTTCCCCAAGACCTAACGAACTATACAGTTCTCTAAAGTTGTCGTTAACTTTTCTAAACGAATCGCGAATACTATCGCCTGTGCCGTCATTGCCGACAACACCAATATCAATGATTTTACGTGCCATAATTTACCCTAGTAAATGGTTTCAACTAGTATTTACCAATAAATTTTATAAGCCGAATGTAAATACTTTATGTTCTTAAATAAAAAAACAATTAAGAATCAATACACTAGGATCAGTAAACTAGGTGTAGAACACTGCTATTTGAGGGAAAAGATAGTAGTGGAATTTCGTTGTGACAACTGCGACGAAATATTTGAAAGAGATCTAAAAAATATAGATCATAGAAGACTAAGCAACAATTATTTTCACTGTTGCTCTAATTGTGATAGCAAACGATTTGCACAGCGCAAAGGTGCCGAGCGTAAAATTATATGGGATATGCCTGCTAGTCTAGACTGGCCTGTAGGCAAACATTAGATTCTAAAACTTTCGCCGCAGCCGCAACGATCTTTTTCTGCAGAATTACGAAACTCAAAACCTTCGTTTAGTCCGTTTTTAACATAATCTATTTCTAGTTCTGTGAAATAGGGAAGATGTCTTTCATTAATATAAACGCAGAATTTTTCAAATAACTTTGTATATCCAGGTTCTAGATTTTTTATTTCGTCTAGATATTCTAGAGTATAGGCCAGTCCAGAACATCCTGTGGTTCTTACGCCTATAGAGATACCTTTGCCTTTACCTCTTTTTTCCAGCAATTTTTCTATTTGATTACTGGCTGTGCTTGTTACGGTAATCATTTACGGCCGCTTTGATAGCGTCCTCTGCTAGGATTGAACAATGTATCTTTACTGGGGGTAATGCTAGTTCTGCGGCGATTTCGGAGTTTTTGATTGTTCCTGCTTGGTCGATGTGCATGCCTTTGACCCACTCTGTAACGAGGCTCGAGCTCGCGATAGCCGATCCGCAGCCATACGTTTTAAATTTTGCATCTGTAATAATACCTGTATCATGATCCACCTTTATCTGTAGTTTCATAACGTCACCGCAAGCAGGTGCGCCAACCATACCAGTACCGATATCAGTATCACTCTTGTCAAAAGATCCAACGTTCCTGGGATTTTCATAGTGATCAATTACTTTATCGCTGTATGCCATTTTATACTCCTAGTCTAATATCGACAACTTCCCAATTGATAATTCGCCAAATGTTTTGTAGATATTTGGCTTTATCCTGTTGATAGTCTAATGCCCATGCATGTTCCCACGCATCGATTAACAGAGCAATTTTCATTTCTTTTTTGTATTCGTGATTATGAATAGTATGCAGTTTGCCTGTGGTATCCATGTAAATCCAATTTGATCCTTGGGCTGCCATAAACTCTTTTTCAACGGCTTCTTTAAACTTATCAAAATTACCGTAGACATCATCTATGATAGATTTACTGATCCCCTCGGGTTTATTTGCTGCTCTAGGAGGGGTTAGATTGGCAAAGAAGATATTGTGTAAAATAGCACCGCCGTAGTTAAAATCGGGATCTCCTTCGCCCTTGTTATAGCGTTCCGAATACTTTGCAGCCAAACCATCGTAATGATATTTGATAGTGGCTTCGCTCATAACAGGCTCTAGTTCAGTTTTATCAAACTTTAACTTTTCCTGATACAATTCTCTTTTGTCTGTGTTTTCTGTTAAACTTTTAATAAAATGTAGCATGGTCTAATATTTACCGTATAAATAATCCACAAGGAGATTTAACCATGGAAATCGTACTTTTAGCAATCGCCGTAGCAGTTATCGGTGCTTTCATTTATTACAATCGCAGTTCCAAAGGATTGGATGTAAACAATGACGGCAAAGTAGACTCTGCCGATGTTAAGGCTGCTGTCCAAAATGTTGTCTGCGGTGCTAAAGAAACTGCAGATGTTAACAAGGACGGTAAGGTTGATGCTGCCGACGTAAAGGTCGTTACAGAAAAGGTTAAAACAGTTGCCAAAAAAACAACTGCTAAAGCCAAAGAAACTGTTAAGAAAGTAGCACCAACTCGCGGTCGCAAGCCACAGGCAAAGTAATACCTTTGGCTTCTTCGTATAGTGCGAATGACGCTAGATTCTTAGCCTTGCTTTCGCACATCATATCGAAGTTATCCCTAAAACTCAGTGCCCATTGATTCACTGCTGTGTTCCAGTAGAAGTTTGAATGCGCTCTGAGTTTTGCTTTTTTGTGTCCGGATTCTAGTAGCGTCCGAAGATCGGGACGGATGTGTCTGGGATGATCATTAAGATGCTCTTCCCGTGATACACTATAATGTATGACAGGACGCTGACCACGCCAACTATCAATAACCCTTTTAACACGGTCGTCAGATGGTTCAATATATTCTCCAGTTTTAATCCAATGATGATGAATGTCTAAGACCAAAGCACAATGGTCAACTAGTTCGAGGCTGTGTTCAATGCCCCAGGTCATTTCATCGTTTTCGATTGTAAGGGTATTACGAGCCTCGGGTGTCATACGACTTAGTGCGTTAACGATGCCCTGCGGGCCTTGTCGACCTGCAATATGAACGTTGATCTTAAAGTCCTGAAACGTTTGACCATAGCCCATCCATCGAGCCATATCAACGTGATATTCAAATTCTTCGATAGATCGATTTACAATATCTGGATTATCAGATGCCAACACGCAAAACTGGCCAGGATGAAAAGACAACCGAACGCCACGCGACCTAGCCACATCTCCGATCTGCTTAAATCCTCTTTCACAATATGCTCTAACATCGGGAAGCCGCCAAAACCAGCCCCAAGTTGGCTCAGTGTAGACAGGTAGTATATCACTACTGAGTCGTACCATTCTAAGATCTTCATCTAGTTCTCCTACTCGTTCGACCAATAGTCGACACGATTCTATATTTTGTTCCATCAACAACCATAGTCGATCGCAGGCGGCATCTTTGGTTTGTCTATTTAACCAAGCCACAGTTGTAGCACCTGTATTATATTTCTTACAGTCGTCTTTGGGTTTAATGCCGTCTACTTGATTAGGACGGTCAATCCATTTGCAGGCAAAGCCAATTCGTTTAGTCATTAGATAATCCTGAAATAAGAAGTTCTCGTTCAGTCATATACGCTACGGGTTTGATCCAGCCACGATCAAGACATTCTGTTAAAATCAATTTATATTCGTGGGGAATACGTTGATTGATTTCAAATCCTGCTCGCGGTGCTTGAACAAACTTATCAACAATATGAAACCTAGGATCATCTTGTTTGATTGTACGAATTTGACTTTGGTGTGTAGTAAATGTCATACTGTAAGTATAACATCTTTATCGCCAGTTGTCAAGCACATATGGATCTTGAACTTCGTGAGGATTTGGATCTCCGTGAAATACACAAATTGAGCAGTCTCTAGGTATAGCCACGTTTCTTGTAGTTTTGAATACTCGTTTATTTCCGCTGTACAGAATTTCACTGCGATCTCGAATTTCCCATTTATAACTTTGTATCCATCTGTCGGACCAAAATGTAATACGAGATTTGGCCACATGCCAGATCCAATCTTGATCACCGTGCATTCTTTGTGCCTTTTTTGGATCAGTTTTGAAAACGGTGTAGATATCTGGATGAAGCCCTGCAGGCCAACTCATGACAGAACTGTTTAGTATATTCCAAGTGGGATTAAATTTACGATTGAAATCTCTAATACCCATAAACTGATTACCTTGATTGGCAACTAGTTTGTTTATGTTTGCGTGTATAATAACATCTAGATCCATATATAGAACTCTGCCTTTGAGTCCAAGGCTTGGATCAAACATATGTACCTTATGCCACCATCCTTTAGGATAGCCTTCGTTGGGCCTTACTATTGAAGTCACGCCTTCTATTGGGGTTTGATCGTCAGTGAGACAGCAGAATTCATAAGGCACCGTGAGATGTCTTGCAACCATGTTACGTAATTTTTCTACGTATTCAGGTCCGTACTTTGTACCGAACCGCACACAGAGAACAGTAATATGTTCCTTAATGTCTGTGATGATGGGATCGGGTTCAATAGATGGAACAACGAACTCCTTAGGAAGTTCGCCAGTTCTTTTGAAATGTCTCCACTGCTCCTTGCTTAATGTTTCTTTAAGGAGCCCCCTGTCATAATTCATTTATAATTTAACTATTCTATCTATATCTACGAGTTTTTCCAAGACCTCTTTGAGATCTTTGAGTTTGATCATATTGGGTCCATCGCTGGGAGCAGAATCAGGATCTTCGTGTACTTCCATAAACACACCAGCAATACATCCTGTGGCTACAGCCGCCCTCGCCAAGTATGGGACCATAGTTCGATCACCGCCGGATCGTTCTCCCATGCCTCCAGGCTGCTGAACAGAATGTGTGGCATCAAAGACCACTGGATACCCGGTGCTTGCCATAATAGGTAGGCTACGCATATCAACAACAAGATTATTATATCCATGAGTATATCCCCTTTCGCATAACATAATACGATGATTGCCAGTTGAGGCAATCTTTTCTGCAACGTTCTTCATATCGTGTGGTGCAAGAAATTGTCCTTTTTTGACATTAATTGCACAATTAGTTTTGCCTGCAGCCAATAATAAATCAGTTTGCCTACATAAGAATGCTGGTATCTGTAGTACATCTATACCTGCATCTGCTGATAATTCTGCTTGATAACTTTCGTGTATGTCTGTAAGCACAGGAATACCAAATTCGTGTTTAATAGAATTAAGTATCTTTAAACCCTCGTCTATACCTATACCTCTTTTGGTATTAATACTAGATCGATTGGCTTTGTCAAAACTGCTTTTGTAGATGAGATCAATATCTAACTCATCGCAGACTTCTTTGATACAACCTGCAGTTTGTTCTGCATGATCTTGACTTTCTATTTGGCAAGGCCCAGCAATGAGAAAAATTTTATTCTCATTACCGGCAACTATTTTGTTGATTGAAAATGTACGCATAAAATATTTACCAGTGTCTAATGACGTTGGCAATAATAAACAGACAGGTAATCACATGAATGATTACCCAGAATGTTTTTAAGAATAATGATATACGTGCTTCTCGTAAAGTGAGAATAGGAACATCTGGACGATCTTCGTCTGTCTGTCCCATTAGGTGCCCAGTTGCCCGAGCCCATATACGTTCAAAACTATTCATCCTTCGTATATTGCAGAATTACCTGCGTGTTCGAATACTTCAGCAGATTTTAGTTTAACGCCTGC